TCGACAATAGCCAAACATCTAACGCCATCAAGTTTACGAGATACAAACCACTCATCTTCCCACTCCACTAATTTAGGTTCATACTTTTCTGCAAGAGCGACACTGAACTCTGGAATAAAATCAGGAATAACTTTATTAATAAGTTTAACACCAACTTTAGTCTTTAGGTCTTTATCAAGAATACAGTATACAAGTTCTTTTTGGTCTGGATGTTTATTGATATAAGCATTAACGATTCTGATAGCGTCATGCCCTGTGTATCTACGAACGGTTAGGTCATTAAACAGTTGACACAAACCATATCCCGGTTCGCAATCCCCAAAATATAAATCTTGTCGCTTTTTAACTTGGCTACTTGTTAAGCCATACATAAGATAGTCATTATGTGCTAGATTCAATACGTTTCTAGCATGAAGTTGATCCCCATTGTCTTCTTCTTTACCTGCTTTACAATACTTAGCGATAATTTCTTGCTTGGCAATAGTACCACTGTTATTACGCAGTTCATTGACCATAGCTATAACATATTCTGTGCTGTTCATAATAGTATCCTGTGTCCTGTGATTCCTGTTCCTTACAGTATATCTTATATCGTCATGTGTGTCAAGTAAACTTTACTTATTCCATTCTTTAGAACGATAGTGATATACTATTTTTTTAAATGCTTCTACTCTAGTCTTTAAAGAAAGATATTCGTTTTGATCTGTAAAAACTTTATTTAATTTATTGGTTAGATTAGCACCTGTAGTACTAAAGTACGCAGGTATTAATGAATGTAGAATGAGAAGGATGCCATGATATAAACATGCAACACCATAACCTGCGGCAAACTTAAAATGCTCCCAATATGTCATGTCATTTTCTTCCAAATGTGTAATAGATTTTTTGAACATTAAGATGTACCTTTCCAAGTTATAGTGATGCTGCAACACTATTACTATACACCTTATGTTTCCATAAATTTTATATATCTCCAATGAAATGTGTGATGTATGTGAAAGTTTTCACAAAATATATATATGTTCATACATTCAAAAGCGGCACAATCTTTTCTTATGTCTGGTTCAGTAACTTCTATTTCAATATGCGTAAACATAAATGTACTGTGGAAGTATGTTATCTGCTTTGGTCTGCCGTCTATTAAAAATTTAAATATCTGATTATGCCGAAGTGATTGGAAGACATTTAAAAACAGCAATAGAGATAGTAGTATTACTTTAATTTTCATAAGTGGAGGCGGCGAGTACTGCCCTCGCGTCCAGAGTTAATTCCACATAAACTTCTACATCGTTAGTTTGTTGTTATTAATACTACAAACAAAACTATTTGTCTTTCCAAATGTCAGAATGATTACATTCATCGACCCATTTACTTTAGGTAGGACAACCCTATCCGATTATCGGAGTCAGCATAATTGGGTAAAAAGGTTTATGCAACCCCTCCCACCTAAGCGGCGAGTGCTAATACAGAAGTATCGGCAATTAAAATGTGATCTATTTTTAAACTGGCCTTTAGATCAACCAGTCGATGCGATCTATACTTCCCTAACCTGTCGATACTATTTCGCCCCCTTATTGTTTTCTATAACCTGCTTACACAATAACACAAATTCTTCAGTTGTCAAGTTACTTTTTGCCATGTTTACTTGTCTTGTTACTATCTGGCAATTATCTAGTGAATTTTCTCCACCCCTAGATCGTGGCATTATATGATCTAAAGAATATGTTTCTGGTTTTGACAAATCTATAGGAACCCCGGTTATTGCACAAGTAGGGTTGTTCCCTATTTTATTTAGTAAATCTTCTTTTGTAAACTTAGCGTCTTTAATTGTCTTTCCGTTAAACTGGTATATTTTTTCATAGACCTTTTTTTCAGCGAATGTATGAATCTTTCTTCTTAATGGGTCTTTCTTTCTGTTTTTTTGGACTCTTGCTGCCACTCTCGTCTTCCCACCCTCTGAACAATGAAAAGAAATTGTAGATTTAGAACAACCAAGTCGATCCTGAATCTGGTTGTAGGTTAAACCTTCTGATCTTAGTTTTAGTATTTGTTCTTTCATAATAAAACTTTAACAGGTTTGTATTCTTGGACGGGGAGGACTTACTTTTTACCTCCAAATTTTCAGGGCATGATATGTCAAATGTCCCTACTTTTAACCACTATCTCAAGATTGTATGGCACTTGCCCGTCCTCCTGAGCCTCATGTACTGTTGTACCCTCATGCTGGCTGGTACATTTTCAGTCACCGTCCTATAGCAAGGTAGCGAACCTTACTATGTGTACTGTTTTATATTACTCTTTCTTCCAAAGGTTTTGTAAATACTTCAATGTTTTGTCTAATTATAACAGGTGCTAATTGCTTGTCAAGTCTTTTTATTTGAGAGTGCTGAACAAAATTTGTAGCTATACTAGCCATAAGTAAAAACCATAGTATATAAGTTGCCGGATGAATTTCGTTCATAGTAATAATTTAGTGGGATAGGAAGCCGTACTATCTATGTTGAGTAATTTTACTTCACCACATACCCTTATGAATAATAATTAAGGCTTTAATTGGGCCACTAATAATATTAACGTCGAGTAGTTGCTCTACGTCGATTCTTTGTTACGCCATAACGAGTTTCGCCACGGCGACCAGTAGTACGTTCTACTGTATATCCACTCTTACTGAGTGTAGGTTTAATATCACTAATAGTAGCACGAAGATTACCTACTTCAAACATACTATAAGCACTATCTTGGCTCAATGTCTTACCCTTTGTAAGATAATTGATTACTCTATCCTGCTTCGTCATTTAAATACCTCTTAATTTTGTGACATAAAATTTTAAAAAGAAAACAGTCGTCACTAAAACTATCTTCTTTTATATAATAAAATCTTTCCGGCGCATTGTCAAGTTTATTCGTATTCTGGAACCCAGAAAATCATTCTATTTTTTTTATCATCCCAAGCACACTCTACCAGATTGTCTGAGGCGAGTTTAGCCATACCTACTCCATAAATTATCTCTGCTACATCATCGAATATAGATTCAAAAATATCTTCATCAATAATATAACAACCATCTTCATCCTGACCACAAGAGTTAGATACAATAATATCTGATATCTGTTCTAAAGTTATATAATCATCTAAATTTGTACTTTTACTAGCATGTTCAGCTAAACTATCGGCAGCATGTTTACGGATTGTATTACTTAATTCTTTTAGATCGGTAATAGTATATGTATTATCCATTTGTAGTTACTTTCTGTTTTTTAGGTTGTAGTTTGGCAAGTCTGTGCTTGGTTCTATGAGTCTTTGTCAACGGGTCAATATCGTCTTCACCCATCCAAATATGACAGAAACCACCTTCGGATGTTCCGTAAGCTACAATACCATTTTTGTCAATATTTATTACAGTAAATTTCCCTCTACAACCCATAGGAATATATTCACCATCTACTACAGAGTATGGGCCTCCTGTAGCCTTAATTCTATCTCCCTTTTGCAATTCTCTCCAATCGAACTTCCTAATCATTCGAGTAGTTTTCTTTTCTTTGCTTTGAACAGCAAACATAAAAGGATGTTGGCACTCTGGACACATATATGCCCTCGGGCCACATTGATGTCCACACTTCTCGCAAGTCTTTTTACCTTTAGGCATAATCTAGTCTCCTGTGAAATAAACTGATACTACCAGTATAACATACTTATCGGCATTTGTCAACCTAAAACTTTAATAAGAATGTACTGTCCAAGTAGTTTCGTGAATACTATCCATGCCTAATGTTTCAGCAACCTTTTTACCTTCGTCGGTCATTACTGTTTCAAATAAACCATAAGGCTCAAACATAATATACAAAACATCAGTCATTATATCATAACCTGCTTCCCGATTATTATCAAATTGTCTAAGTGTCCAGTTAGGAAGGTCTGTAAGTGAAATACCTCCATGTTCGCAAAATGTATTAATCATAAACTGATTACGTTCTTCATCACTTTCATAACCTTCGATCATGCTAATGGCATCAATAAACACTTCGATAAATCCACTTTTACTTTTTACCATTATTTTAAATGATTCATCATTAACTATTTTTTCTTGATAAAATATGTTAGCAATAATTTCTCTGGTTGCCTTTTTTTTAATCGTAATTATATTTATAAAATCTAGCAACTCAACAGCAATAGCACTTTCTGTAAAAATATCACTTCCCATTATTCATCAACCTCCTTAGCAAATTTATAATATAATCTTTCTACTTCTTTTAAATTGTAAGAATAAGGAGAAACATTATCTCCATTCTTATTATTCCATCTCATATCTTCATGCAATGAATCCAGAGCATCAAGAATAATATCAACATCATCTTCGTGGATTAGGTGATTCATTTTAAATCTCTGATATTATAAAAACCATCAAGGAAATTAACCATACTATTTATCTGATCAAGAGTATAAGGCTGATAACCTGTCTCTTTCTGTTTCCTTTTCATAAGTTCTGACATATACTCTAATGAGTCTACAATCATGGTCAGGTCATGCTTATCTAGTTCTACTTGCATTAAATTTTATCCTTCAATAAATCTTCGAGAAATTCTGTGGCAACATGATCTGGGTCTTCTTCTACTCTTACGTCACACGTATCTAATTCGCCATCAAAACTATTAGTATATGCGTAACCTAAATCTTCCAAGATATACTCATCACGCTCATCTTCATTTAATTTTAGATAATCCGTTCCAGAGATTAATGCTTCTGCTGCTGCCATCTCTCCAATATATTGAAATGTGGTATTCTCAGGATCAGCTTCAACCCAACCATTAAATCCAATAATAATTTTACTCATTTTCATCTTCCAATCTAGTTAATACTAATCTGTCATTATCTGCACTATCTTTAATAATCCAAGTATCACAAACAAATTCATCATCTGTTTCTATATTGTGTACTACAACATGATTATTCCATCTGAAATCTGGATTATTGTGTCTCTGTTTGATTAGATATTCATATAGTTCAAACCATCTCATATCAGTCCTCCTGTTGCAAGTATATCATAAATATCGGTATTGTCAACAACAATCTTTAATTAAATTCCTACATCTATCCATATTAGACTTTGAACATAACAAATTAACGCAATCATTACTACTACAAGAACAATAGGTGCAATCCAATGATGAAGCAATATGTTAGAGCGTAAATAAATATCCCAATAATCACTGATTGCATTGTCAATTTCCTGTTTTGAATATCCTTCATTCTTTAAAACCCAATGTAATTGCTCTTCTGTGAGTTGATCTTCTTCGTCCCAGTATCTTCTTGCCATTATTAATAGGCGTTCATCCACATCTATATTCCTATACATCCTATCGTCATCATTTCTACCGCCTTTGGTAAAAAATTATAAAATCCAGTTTGGTTTTCTAATACACAAATTATTTACACTTGAAAGCATAGGGGTGTAATAAAGATCGCTTTCAAAAAAATAATGAGTTACTTGTGAATATCTTGTTCTTCTATTATCTTTTACTGGTTCTCCACCATGCAATAAGTTTGCAGCCCATATAATTCCATATCCTTTTTTAAAAGTTCCGTATCTTTTTACATATCCTTTTTTAATAATTTGTTCTGATAAGCGTTTTTCATATTCTTTATAATTTTCTGAAATAGGTTCTAAATTAAAATCTTGCATAGAATATGTTGCATCTTTATGAGAACCTGGATAATAAAACAAAGGGCCGTTATCGTTATCTATATCTTCTAAGGCAACCCATACCCCACACATATTATTTGCAGGAGAACTATTAAAATGTATAGTATCTGAATGTGCTTTTTGCTGAGTTCCTTTCATAAAATTTAAAGTTTGAAAGGGTAAAGGCTTATTGTCATAAACCTCATATATTTTATTAATGATATTTGTATGCAAAGCTATTTCTTTTACATAACTATTTTCTTGCCAAGCGTCTTGCACCCTGTCTTCGTTTGGGTTTATTACTGTATCCTTTACTGAATTTAATAATGATTCATCAATTTTTGTGTCAAATATTAAATATCCATTATTTTCAAATAGTTCCTTATCTGTCATCCTTCAGAACTCTCTTCCCTTAATTTTTCTAATCTTTCTTGATATTTCTTTCTACTCTCCGCTTGATCTGCAATAAATTTTAAGAATGATTTTTCTGCCCCTTCTGATACAACATCATCTTTCATAGGTTCTGGATAAACAGGTGGCATAGGGATTTTTTCTACGTCTTGGATTCTGGGTGTAGATGGATCAAGAGGTATTCTTTTTGGTTCTTTCATGTTACTACTCCTATTTAGATGCTAATAAATATAAACCAATATTAGAAAAGCTATATCCTAAATAAGCTATGCCCATGCCCATATTACCTTTATACATTTGTTCTAAACTAACATAAAGATAAATTAGTCCAGTAACAACTATTAGCCAACCACTCATACAGCTACGCCTTCTAAGAACTGAGATATTGCTTTGTCTTTCATCTTTACTTCCATGTCTATATCAAAATCTAAATCATATATATAAAAATCTTTTTCTGCATAGTCTGCGTGTTTTCTAGGATTATTGCCGGGGGCTGACTCACTGTAATGAAACAGTGGGGTGTAGCCTTGCCATGTATCGTAACAAGCATGTATTGCTTCTTCTTCTGTCCATCCGTCAGGATGGCAGGCATGGTGCAGGTAATCGAATGTTATAGGTATATTTGTCTTAGGATAAAAATCTTCTATAAGTTGTTTGGCAGACCAGCAATTAAGTTTATCATCATTCTCAATAACAAGACGGTTACGACAATTATCGCTAAGTCTATTAAAATTTTGGATAAATCTTTGTGCCACTTCATCGTTATCTCCCTGACGATTGTTTATGTGCATGTTCATAGGACAATTATGGTCAGCAGGACAACCAATCATATCAAGAAAATTACTATAGAAATTTAATTCTGTAATAGTTTTGTCTACTGCTTCTTGATTAGTAGAGGCAAGAACATTGTACTCTGAAGGATGACAAGAAATCCTAACACTGTTTTGTTGAATAGAGTATGCTATATTGTCTATTTCCTCCATGATGTCAGTATATTGAGGGAGGTCGTGTAAGCTAATATTGGCAGTAGTATAAGTAATAAGAGGAAATAAATCACTACTGATACGATAACAGTAATTATGCTCTGCACAGTGTAGAATCGTAGCATTAGTAACCTCCATGTTATTCAATATTCTTGCACCGAGAATAGATAGTGCTTCGGTGCGATCCAGAGAACTGAATCGTTTGTATGTCATCGTCTGAAATCTAATAGACGGATCAATTTCTTTTAATTGTAACGAGATGCAGCACAGTCCAAAACGCATAAAAAACTCCTTATATAAGCATTATACTTATATATCGGTAAGATGTCAAGTTCACTTGAACTATTCTTGTAATGATACACCATCAAGACCAGTTTAAAGCATTTGAGATGATAGGAAATTGTTCTATAAAAATCTTTTTGCATTCAAGTGCTATATCTTGATGTTCTTTCTGAGTACCGTTAGCACTTCTTAAATCTATGTAGTGAATCCAACTACGAATACTACCACTCATGTATAGTCTAGTGGGAGTTGCTAACGGTAATATAAACCTAGCACATTCTTTAGCCACTCCATCTTTAATCATATCGTCGTATAATCCTTTGGCTTTTGCAAAATGTTCTCTAATTTTAGTATTCCATTTAACAACTGTTTCTTGGTCAACATTGTCAATGCTATTTTGTCTATTTTTATTATCTTGGCTTCTTAAACTAAATACAGGGATTTCTTCTCCTAAGTGTGTTGTGTCAGCATACCTCTGACTAAATTCCTGAAAAGTAAAACTTCTATGCCTTAGTATCTGTGCAGCAATACCTCTGTTTGTATTAATTTCTAAAGTCATAAATGCCATTTCAAAGATAGACCAATGATTATGCTTTATACAATAATTTAATAAACCAGCAATACTACTGCTATCTTGATTGTTTGGGTTGGACACTCTAGCACAATAAGCTATATTTTTTTCTGCGTCTGGAGTCACGCTTACTAATTTAATATTGTCAGTCATTATAGTATAGTTCTTTTTCTAGGCTAGTCCATAAAGGATTGTTACTGTACATTGTTTCAAAACCTTTTTTAGTTATTTTAAAAGGTGAAGTTCCTTCAAACTTGTTAATTAAAGTATTATTCCATGAAGATAGTTCAATATCATAATAAGGCTTTGCTATTATATTATTAAAATCTTTTAATAAGTATTCTTGACGAATAAAAGACGGTTTATTATTTATTTGAGTAAACACATTCCAAAAATTATCAGCATACAGCCAATTCCAGCTATCATAAATATTGTACTCATTACCTAGTAAATTACATTTAATAATTAATCCTTGATTAAGCTGTTTGTTAAGATGTCTTATATCTTTAGTGGATGTATATTTTTCTAAAAAATGTTGATTTGCACAAGATATTAACCATGATGATAGTTTCCTAAAACCTAGAATAATAGACAAACTATCCACATGCTCACCAAAATATTTCTTTGCTGCAAAATAGTCATGGTGCTTGTCTGGGTCTGCATTATGTTGTTCTTCATTTGGATTATAATTTTGATAAATAATACTGTTCTTAAAAACATTATTACTATTCATTAATTGAGTAAATTTATCTCCACCAGTTTTACCTCTATGTAAGAAAACAAAATCATTTGTCACTATCATTTTTATTCCACCACTTAACTAATCTATCCCATACTGGTCTAAAGAAAAACAATACAACATAAGCAACAACTGCTTCTATTGCTTTGCCAAAGATAGTAGTCATTGTTATGGATTGTTTTTTAATTGGTTTATCATCACCAAGATGATCTTTCATAATCTATTTCTTTCTGTAGTTGTTCTTGAGCATATCTTTTTTGATGTTCTATATGCTTATTGTCTGTAATATCATTGTAGATATTCATAGCAATTTTACTCAAGCTATTTGTAGTGCCATGTCTTGCAGGGTCTTCCAATAATTTCCACTGATAATTATAAGGATTAGCTTCGTCGCCAGATTTCTCTCTGTCAACTTTATAACCCTTATCTTTAGCCCATCGTTTAATGTTAGTCCAATTCATTTTTTATAACTCCTAGTCTCAGGATCATACTCTCGTAAATCTTTATCGTACCTTTTCCATGCTTCCAAGTGCTTAATAGCAGTCATTTGGGATTCTTGTCTTAGTTGCTGCAACATTTGATGGTCTATTAATTTATACAACTCTTGTATGTGTTGCCATAACATAGGTGGAACATCTTTCTCAAATGTCTCCATGTATTTTTTAATATCTGGCTGAACACAAGCATACTTTAATGGTAGCTTTTCATCCTTGCTCATTTGTTTATATTCTTCAGACATATTGTTGTAACCTTTGATGAGACTGTAATGCACTCTCTAGGTTAGAAATTAATTTAAATAACTCAATGCTTTGAGTATTACTAATGTCTTCAATATTATCTAATTGTTCTATCATATATCTAAGAATATTGTGATACCCTGCTGTATCTACACAATCTGTTATATGGTTTTTAACCTCCAGATATTCTAAATCTTCTTTATCTTTTTTAGATAACCTAGACATAAACCTTCTTTCCTTTATAAAGATAACCCCCATTAGGTTGACATACTTCTAATATGTCATTGAAATCTCTTTCCAGATTGTATCTTGCTCCTTTAGCTGGAGCATTCCATGTAGCTGCTTTGAGTATATCCAGATTACTATTATCTACGAAGGCATGAACACTATCATTACCATGATCTGTCTTAATAATTTTAGTATACTTCTTATTAATTTTAAAATGAAAGAATGTAGTCGGTTGCTCTTTAGACCATTTACCATGCTGACGAGCAAATGCTTTACTTTCTAATACCTCACACCATTCTTCTACAAAATTTAAATATTTGTCAATCATATCAAGTCCTCCAAATTATTAATTAATTAAACCTGCGGTTTCTGGTCTGGGTCTACATTACTAGCAAATACTCGTTTTACTATTTCTAATTTAGAGTTATTAGATTCTAGGACAGATATATATTCATCTAGCACACCTACAATGTCAGGATGTTCTCCTACTCCAGCAGATCGAGTTAAATAGAGTTCTATTGTAGCAATCGACTCGTCGATCTTTGCCTGATACCTAGACTCTAATGCTTTTAAAAATTTTGCGCTCATTTTTTTAAGTCCTCCGATATTACATAAGTAAAAGTAAATTCTTGTTGTTCTGCTGGTATGTCGATATAATCTATTTTACCATTTGCATCACGTTTGTCAACATCTTTTTTTATATTATCGCTCATAGATTTGTCTCCAGAGTATTTTTACAAGTAGATTACCTACAACTACAGCAATAAATATTTCTAATATATTAATTATATCCATTATCTTACATACATAGGTTGATAATACCATTGTACTTGTGGCTGATAAGTAATTGTTTTTTCTCTTCTTAAAAACCAACAGCGTCTTTCTGTTACTATTGGAACATTATAGTAATACGGAACCCAACTGTAAATTACTGTCGGTTGTGGTATTGTATAAGTTACCGTAGGAACAGGAGTTGTTACCACCATTGGTGGTGGTGCAGGTGTAACTGGCACACTTGCTACCCACTCACCAGTATATCCGATAGAACCCCATAATGCAACCATTAAAAATAAAAACGTCCTCATAACATTCCTCTTTCTTTATTAAATTTTAAGTTTACTTCCTTCTATTGCTCTTAACTCATCTCTGAGCCTGAAAGCCCTATCAGTATCTCGGCTGTTTAATGATCCTTCCTTGAGATATTTTTTCATTTCTTCTTCTGTCATAGGAACCATAGCCTCATCTTCATAATAATATTCCCAAGGTTTCCATCTAACTCTGATATTCTGTATCTCAATTATTCTATTACCATTTTTATCTAGATGAGAAAACTTAACCCAATACCATTCTTCTGCTGCCATTGCCTCTTCAATAATTTCTACATTTTGATACTTGCCCATAACTCCAAATACTTTTAATCTACCTCTACCATAAAGAAATTGCAGAACACCTTCGTCTTCAAAATCAATCGGGTAAAATATATTACATATTGAGGTGCTAACTACAGGATACTTCCATCCTACATATTCAGCATTTAATAAGAATCCTACTGATAATCCTACAAACAACAAAAAGAACTGATAAAACAAAGTACGGCACACAGTAATAAGTATCATAATGAAACCTGTGGTGGTTAGGAGGGATTTAAATGGCATGATACTTATATTTACACCTATCTATCATATCTATTAAAATAATGATGTGCTGCTATTTCTATTAGTATAAGTAATACTATAAATATAAATAATTCTGTCATCTGTTTAGTTTATTAATTATATTTAATACTCTTCTCGCTAGTGCGGCTTGTCCTACAATCCTACCGTCATCGTAGTCATTATAATATCCAGATGTAGATTCGTGATCGAATTGTTTCCTTATTTTATCGTTACATAATTTTACAATTTCAGCTATTTTATTTTCTACCGTAGGATCATTCATCTTTATATTTACTTCTAGCATAATCCACAATTTGTCCGGCAGTAAAGGGTACTGTATTACCCCCTAAATAATATTCAGCACATAACTTTCTGGCATCTCTAGTTATTTTTATATTACTGTATATATGATTATATGCTGGTCTATATTCCATAAGAATATATGATCTGACTTTAGCAGAAAACTTACCTACTGCTACTTCTAACTTAGAATATTTTTTCTTTTTCATGGATTCAGTCTTAACATAGCAATAATTTTATTAGCTGCTTTATTTGTATCATAATCTCTATTACGAGAATCTTCTAAAATATGTTTAACTTTATCTTTATTTTTAGCAGTTTGTACTTTTTTTAAAGTACTATTACCATACTCTGTCGAGATATAATTAAAAACATTTTTATTAAATGTATCAGTCTTCGTCATCTAAATCCTCTCCATAAAGGTTCTTCCAGCAATTATTACAAGTAGCACTAATTAAAAGTTCTCTCTCTGCGGCAGTTAGGTAGTATAAACACTCTTGAATATAACCATCTCCGCTTTGCCATTTATCAAAATCTTTTTCATTTAATAAAATATCATAAACTTTTTTACAATACTTACATTCAACACTAAATACTTTATTATTATTGGCAAAAGCAATCATTACTAATCCAGTCTACCACTCATCTCTGTCCATATCATAAGGTCTGCCTGAGCCAATGTCAAGCCAGTGTAATGTTGTTCCATGAGATATTTACATAGTCCTGCGTACTGAGCATATTTTTCTGGATTTTGCGGAGTATTCTTTGGTGCTTCTTTAACATCACATTTTTCTCTCATCCACCTAAGTATGTGAGTGTCTAATACAACCTCGTCACAAAACTCTCTAGTATGTAACAGAAAAAATCTAGCAGTTTTTGGCCCAACGCCATAAACATCCATCAAATCTTCTCTAGTACAAGTTCTTAAATTTAATTTACTGGAAAAATATAATGCCTTGCGTATCCTGTCATACTGTCCTGTCTTATGTGCCTTTAAATAATTATGTAGTTCTGATAGCTTGAGACTTTTAATAAACTCAAATGGAGTCATATCTCCTCTGTCTTTGAGTAATTTTGTAACTAATCTAGCAGTTGTGTCGCTATTCTTTCCTGCCACAAGGATGCAGAATATCCAGAAAGATTGTAGTTCTGCATCTGTACGGTTGTAGTTAGTAATATCTTTAGGATCAATCAAAGTTTCCATCGTTAAAATCCGTTACCCAAAGTAGTAGATAGACCAACACAAAAGCAATTATTGTTGCTGTTGTACTCATTATACTACTTTATCGTCCACAGTCAATAGCAAACTTTAATTATTTGCTACTTCGTGGATGTCCTTTTGGTAGGAGATCGTTGTCCTGCTTATATGCAGAATTTGCCGGTCTACCTGTTCTAAGTAGCGTTAAGAAAGCATTTACTCTTGCTATCGCCCAACCATCTCTACTCATTTTAGGAGCATGAGAAGATGAGTAAGCACCAGCACCTCTTCTGTATACTGCCTTTAACATTCCCAGTGTAGCCTTGCTACCTTTACCCTTTTTATTATGTTCACTAACTTTATTTTTTAACTTCTCAATAGTTTTTGCACTAAAAGAAATCTTACCCTTATCATCTTTAGCACTATCGGGCTTATTTTTCTTACTACCTTTTTTCTGATCCTTTTTAGGTGCAGGAGTTCTACGAGGATCACTTTTTCCCGGTTTATCCGCTATAGCTTTTAATGATTCTAAATATTTGTTAGTTCTCATAATAATCTCCTTGTTAAGAACTTATACACCCTTTTTCCCACCTTTTAAGTCTGCTATATTTTGTGCAATATCTACTAATCTGTCCCAATTTTCATCTACATATTTTTTTGGCCCACCCATATCAGCCTGTGCTACTGCTATCTCTTCAGTAGGAACCATCTCAATAGCATCCCAAGGACAGACTTTAACATCATACGCCTTGCCCTTATTACCGGGAACATGAATACATTGTTCGCAACCTATACAAGTAGATAGATCAATCTCACACCATTGAGTTACCCCCTGTTTTATCTGGAATATACAATCAACAGGACATACTTCTAAACAAGCCTCACATCCGGTACAATTATCTGCTTGAATAATTGCTAATTCTTTAGGAATCTTTTTTCTTATCTTTTTTTTCTGTTTCTCTTGGCTCATAATCTCTATATGGAAAAGTTGGGGTCATCTTTGACATTATGCTATAATCTCATGTTGGATATTACCAAACACATCAGTCAATCTAAAATCTCTACCACTGTATCTATATGTTAATTTACTATGGTCAATACCCATTAGATGTAATATAGTAGCGTGTAAATCGTGCATGTCCATTGAGTCTACTGCTTTATGTCCAAAGTCATCAGTAGAACCATATCTGATACCACCTTTAATACCACCTCCTGCCATCCACATAGAAAATCCACCATTATTATGATCTCTACCTGTTGCACCTTCTTTGATGCCGGGAGTTCTACCAAACTCACTTCCAAATAATATAATTGTATCTTCAAATAATCCAGAGTCTTTTAAATCTTGGATCAAAGCAGCGATAGGTTTATCAATAGCAGTTGTTTGTTTCTTTAAATTATCATTAATGTTCTGGTGCATATCCCAACCACCATGACCAATCTCTACAAACCTAACTCCTGCCTCACTAAATTTTTTAGCTAATAAACATTGTTTGCCAAACTTAGCAGTAGCTTTATCATTGATACCATACTTCTGTAGGGTTTGTTGTGATTCTTTTGATATGTCAACAGTATTAGGAACACTTGTCTGCATCCTAAAAGCTAACTCATAACTCTCAATCAATCCTTCTAGTCTGCTGTTTTCCGCACCATCTTTAAGGTGCGTCTGATTAAAGTCTCTTAATAAATCTAAATCTTTTCTTTGTCTGTCTTTAGTTGTAGATGTATTTACAAGATTAGGTATAGCACTTTTACTACCAGCATTAATAGCAGTACCTTGATATATTGCCGGTAAGAATGAACTGCCATACATATCTGGCCCAATATTAGCATCTATAGTTATAAATCCCGGCAGTTCTTTATTCTCTGTGCCTAATCCATACAATAACCAACTACCCATACTAGGTCTACTGAATTGAAAATTACCAGTATGTAATAAACTTCTAGCCTGATTATGATTACCTGTTTTACTTTTCATACCATTAAGTAAACATAAATCATCTGCATGTTTACGCAAGTGTGGGAAGTTCTCGCTAATTTCTATACCGCTATCTCCCGCAGGAGTTAAAGGTACTCCCGGTTTCATAATCTTTCTACCTTTACTTACAGGATCATCTATACCTGCTTTTTCTACCATTAAAGGTTTATGATCAAAAGTATCTGTATGAG